GATCTATGCCGTAGTAAGATATTTTGTAGAAACTAAAAAGAAAGAATTACTAGTTGTTCCTACTACATCTCTAGTAGAACAGATGTTCAAAGATTTTGAGGACTATGGATGGAATGCAGAAGATTACTGTCATAGAATATATTCAGGAAAGGAAAAGACAAATGAATTTCCAGTTACGATTACTACTTGGCAATCTATCTACAAATTAAAAAGACCATTCTTCAAAGATTTTGATGTTGCGATTGGAGATGAGGCTCATTTGTTTAAGTCAAAGTCTCTTGTAAGCATCATGACAAAGATGGATGGTGCAAAATATAGATATGGGTTTACTGGTACTTTAGACGGTTCACAGACGCACAAGTGGGTCTTAGAAGGATTATTTGGACCATCATACAAAGTAACTCAAACAAAAGAACTAATTGATAAAGGTCATCTTTCTAAATTACAAATTCGTGTTCTTCTTATGAAGCACGAGGCACAAAAATTTGAGACCTATGAGGATGAATTGCAATACATTATAGGACATCCAAAAAGGAATAACTTTATTAAAAACCTAGTATTAGATTTGAAAGGTAACAGTCTTGTACTATTCAGTAGGGTTGCCACACATGGTGAAATATTGTACGAATCTATAAATAGTTCTGTAAAAAGTTCTCGAAAGGTATTTTATGTCCACGGTGGCGTAGAAGCTGAAGAGAGAGAACGAATTAGGGAAATCACCGAAAATGAAAGAGATGCAATCATTGTTGCCTCTTACGGCACCTTCTCAACTGGAATTAACATTAAGAGGTTGCACAACGTTATCTTCGCAAGTCCCTCCAAGTCTAGAGTCAGAAATCTCCAGTCCATTGGTAGAGTTCTTAGAAAGGGTGATGGAAAGTTAAAAGCAGTATTATATGATATTGCTGATGATATTACTTACCAATCAAGAAAAAATTACACACTCAATCATTTAATTGAAAGAATTAAAATTTACAACGAAGAAAAATTTAACTATGAAATAATACAAGTTAGTCTTAAAGAAAATGGATAAAGAAGAATTCCACGCAGTATTAAAATTAGTTTCTGGGGAAGAAATATTCGCCAAAGTTTGCCCATGCGAAGAAGAAGATAAAACAATTCTTATACTAGAATCACCAGTTATATTTGAAACAATTACTATACGTCAATCTGGTGTACAAGCAGTCCGTATAAATCCTTGGTTAAGAATGTCTGATGATCCTATTTTAGTTATGAACATGAATAACGTTATGACTATGACAGAAATAGATGACAAACATATGATAGGAGTATATAATAAATTCTTAAGGGATCAACATAGAACAACAAATAAATCTAATCTAAATCCAAATATGGGTTTCTTATCCTCCATATCTGATGCTAGAATATTTTTAGAGAAACTTTATAAATCTAGCTAATATATCCCTTGAACCCTGACAGAGTTATTCTACTGATAATTTGATACCTTGTCAAGCTTGTTGATTCTGTGTTATAATGTTCACATAGATAAAGAAAGGAAGACTAATGCAATGCCAAGAGGAAAACGTAAATCAGAGCACTACGTAAATAACAAAGAGTTTTTAGAAGCTATTGTTATCTACAGAAATAAGTGTATAGCAGCAGAAGAAGCAGGAGAGGATCGTCCTCGTATCACCAATTATCTTGGATCATGTTTTCTCAAGATTGCTACTCATTTATCGTATAAACCGAACTTTGTTAATTACATGTTCCGAGAGGACATGATTTGTGATGGAATTGAAAACTGTGTTCAGTACATAAAGAATTTTAATCCAGAGAAGTCTTCTAATCCTTTTGCATATTTTACCCAAATCATACATTATGCCTTCCTTCGTAGAATTCAAAAAGAGAAAAGACAGATGGATATAAGAGCAAAAATTATTGAAAGATCTGGATTCGATGAAGTTATGAGTGCAGATGGAGATTATAGTGCTTCTGACTATAACACGATCAAAGAAAATATACAATCTAAACTTTATTCATGAAATTAACTCAAGAAGTTATTGACAAAATTCAAGAAGCAATGTATCATACCAAAATGAATGGTGATGTTAATTGGATGGATGGTGACGAAATTGATGTCTGCCTCGGTGGTACTTTTGCTGGTGATAAATTCATCAGTATCATAAACAGGACACGAAGCAACACCACCAAAAAATGAAAATTGCTTTAATAACTGACACCCATTATGGGGCTCGAAAGAGCAGTAAACTTTTTCATGATTACTTTCAGAAGTTTTATGATGATATTTTCTTTCCAACTATAAAGGAGAGGAAAATTAAGAATGTAATTCATCTTGGTGATTCTTTTGATAATCGTAAGAGCATCGATTTTTATGCATTAGATTGGGCAAAGCAACATGTATATGATAAGTTTAAAAAATTAAAGACAAAGGTTTATACTATAGTTGGTAATCATGATGTTTATTATAAAAATACGAATGAAGTCAATGCAGTAGACTCTTTATTGGCATCATACAATAATATTATTCGATATTCTGGCCCTACTGAAGTAGATATAGATGGATTTAAAACTTTATTACTTCCTTGGATATGTCAAGATAATCATGAAGAATCTATAAAAGCAATTAAGAATACAAAATGTAAGTCTGCATTTGGTCATTTGGAATTGAATGGATTCCAATTATTTCCTGGAATGGTTCAGACAAATGCACATATGAATATGGATGTTTCGGTATTTACGAAACTAGATGTAGTATTTTCTGGACATTATCATACAAGATCTAATGATGGTAGAGTTTATTACTTAGGTAATCCTTATGAGATGTTCTGGAATGATTGTGAAGATAAGCGTGGGTTTACTATCTGGGATAGTGATACCCTTGAGCATGAGGAAATAGATAATCCACATAGAATGTTTTATAAGATTTATTATAATGATACACCTTATCAAACATTTAATGCTACTGAACTTAAAGGTAAAATAGTAAAGGTGATTGTAGATAAGAAATCTAAACCAAAACAGTTTGAAAAATTTATTGATAAAATTAATCAAGCAGGTGTAGAAGACTTGAAGGTTATTGAAAATTTAGATTGGAATCATGGGTATATTATGGGTGAGGATATAGATGAGAAAGAGGAGAACACTATTAGTTTGTTAAATAGATTTGTAGAAGAATCGGAGATTGATCTTGATAAAGATAGAGTTAAAAAACTTCTTGGAGGACTTTATAGTACTGCTTGTGAGGTGGAATAATGTGGTTGCTTACTGAAGAGGGTAGGCGAGAAGGTGCTTATGCGGTTAAAGATATAGCTAATGAGAAAGTATTGCTTTTATTTGAAGAAGAGGATGATGCTAATCGATACTGTATGCAACTAGAAGATAATGAGGATGTTGGTATGGAGGTTATAGAAGTGGATGAGGAGGTTGCAATAAAAGCGTGTAGCATGTATAATTATAAGTATGCTGTGATTACTTCAAACGACATTGTGATTCCTCCTAGATCATCGAATGATAACCTTCCAGAAGATTAGATGGAAAAATTTTCTGTCAACTGGTAACCAGTTTTCAGAAGTTGATTTTCAACAGAATGCAACCAATTTGATAGTAGGGACAAACGGTACAGGTAAGTCAACTGTATTAGATGCTCTTACCTTTAGTTTGTTTAATAAACCATTTCGTAAGATTAATAAATCTCAATTAATAAATTCTACAAATGAGAGAGATTGTTTAGTAGAAGTTGAGTTTGAAATTCATAATCGTCAGTATTTGGTTAGAAGAGGTATAAAACCAAATATATTTGAGATAGTAGTAGATGGAAATACGATGCATCGTCAGTCTGATGATCGTGCGATGCAAAAGATATTAGAAGAAACAATATTAAAAGTAAATTATAAATCATTTACTCAAATAGTGATTCTTGGTAGTAGTGCATTTGTACCTTTTATGCAATTGACTGCACCTAATCGTAGAGAAGTTATCGAAGATCTTTTAGATATAAAGATATTCTCTGTGATGGGATTGATGCTTAGAGAAAGAATTAGAGGATCTAATGAAAGATTGAGAGAACTTTCTATTAGAAATAATCTTGTAGAAGAAAAGATTGATATGCAGAAGAGTTTTATTGAAGAACTAGAAGCACCTGGAAAGAAAGATATAAGTGAAAAGACAAAGAAACTAGAAGAAATCAATGGAGAGATTAATGCATATGAAGGGGAGTTACAAGAGATGAGCGATGAGTTGAATGTACTCAATAAAGATGTAGAAATGTTTTCAGGTAGTAACAAAAAGTTACGAAAGTTGGGTAACTTGAGAGGTAAATTATCTCAGAAGGTAGCAACGATTACTGAAGAGCATAAGTTTTTCACAGATAACACGGTTTGCCCTACATGTACTCAATCAATAGAAGAAGCATTTCGTATAGATAGAATTAATGATGCTAAATCTAAGGCCAAAGAACTTGAACAAGGTTACAAGGAATTGGAGGAAGCCATCAGACTTGAAGAGGAGAGAGAAACCCAATTCAAGGAGTTTACAACGGAGGCATCTAACCTAACGCATGAAATTTCTAAAACAAGCACAAGGATTTCTGGACTTGAGAATCAGACCAGAGACATTGAACAAGAAATTCAAACAATTACCGAACAACTTAAAAACAGAACTTCTGAAAGACATGCGTTAGATAAATTAATAGGAGAATTGGAAGGACTCCAAAAGAATCAATCACAAGAGAGTGAGAGAAACGTTTACAACGAATTTGCTCATGCTTTAATGAAGGATGGCGGTGTCAAGTCTAAAATAATTAAAAGGTATCTACCTCTAATGAATCAACAGGTCAATAAGTACCTACAGTTGATGGATTTTTATATTAATTTTTCTTTAGATGAGGAGTTTAAGGAAACTGTAAAATCTCCAGTGCATGATAAGTTTGTTTATGAATCATTTTCTGAAGGAGAGAAGATGCGGATTGACCTTGCACTTCTTTTCACATGGAGAGAGATAGCACGGATGAAAAATTCTGCAAATACTAATCTTCTTATCCTAGATGAGATCTTTGATAGTTCTTTGGATGGATTTGGTACTGAGTACTTTACTAAGATTATTAAGTATGTTGTTAGTGATGCTAATGTATTTGTTATCTCTCATAAGACTGATGATCTCATTGATAGTTTTGATAAAGTGATTAAGTTTGATAAGATTAAAG